TGGTACTATTTTAGCATATTTGAAAAATGCTTTCTATTAATTTCTATTAATACTTGAAAACTTATAAAATAAGGCTTTCTGATTTTAATAGTTATCTATTAATTTCCAATAGTTTATAAAAACCGTATTCAAAACCGTATTCAATTTTCTTGCCCGTATAGTTAAAAAAGCGAACTGAAAACAGTTCTTTTTTTATTGTCTATTCTAATAGACATTCTTAAAAAATTCCGTTATAACGGCAACAAAAAAAGCCCCTTCCATTTGGAAGGGGTTAACCGTTATTGGTTTTTATTTTCTAGGGCTTCGATCCGGGAGATTAAACTTGTTAATTCTTCCTTTGTAACAAAGGTTTCCTTTGCCTTGCTCAAAGTTTGGAACGGGTCCCCGCCATTCGCTAGTTTGGTATCTATTAAGACGTCCAAGCCTAGTTCTAAATGCTTGTTCTTAATGGTTTCCGTCATTTGGCTTTGAAGCGCCGTATAGTTGACGAAAGTTTGATAAGCAAAATCTGAAGTCAGGTAGGTACTTAGGTCCACCGCTTGCCCGGCTGGTCTAGCTTCCAGCGCTTCAATTCGCTGGACTAGGGCGCTATCATTATAGGACTGAATAGGGTGACTTTCTAAATAACGTTTAACAGCTTCAGAAATATCCACGGGGTGAATGGTCAAGTATTCAGAAATTTCGTGTTGAATATTGACTTTTCCTAGTTCTACGACTTCAGGCGCTTGATAGTTTTCAACCGACTGAATAACGTCAATTTTAGCGCTTTGATCGCTTGGAAAAACATAGTCCCCGGTTTCAATTTCAAGTTGATAAACTCCCACCGGCAAAATTTTTGAAATGTTAAAATTCACCTTGGACCCTGTAACTGTGGTTTCAATCACTAGTTTTCCTTTTGATCCGGCCAGTTTTACTTTAGCGTTTTGACCGTCTAGGCTTTCAATGTGCTTGTTATCATAATCAAGTAATTCAAATTCAAAAACTGAGCCAAAATCACCTTGCTTTACGACTTCCCCGCCTTTGGTTTGCTTCAAGTTTGTAGAATTTGTTCCCATCATTCCAGCATACCCCACAAGTCGGTACGGTTGCCGGCTTCATCCACGGGACCGATAGCCATATAATTACGGTTTCCGGAAGCTCCCACATAAGAGATCCAGCGATAGCCTGCATTTGATCCCTTAGAATCGTAGTGAACCTTTTCGCCCGGTTGGTAAGTTGCCACAATTTCACCGGTTAAATCAGGGTAACGGCGGACATTGATAGGGCTATCTCCCACTGTGAAAGTAGCTTCTTCAGGGAAGAATGGTACTTCATGGCTTTCCATGACTTCCGTAACGATCTCTTTGAGTTCTTCTTTCGGAAGCGGTTCGCCTTTAGGGCGGAAGGCCGTAGGATATAAAGCGGAATAAGGGAAGGCCACAAGGTTGAAAGCACCCCCGCCATTTGGCCCTGGTGTTCCGCCTTGGTTTTGACCAAGGAACCAGCCTTGGTTTCCGTCGATATCTGCTACAAAAATAGCAACGTGAGAAACCGGCGTCCATTCGTTTTCTGTGAAAATACAAACTTCACTGCCTTCTAATTTTTCCACTTCGTCAAAGTAGTCTAAAATACCGTTACTATAACGCTGTTCCCAAATATCTTTCACATAGCCGGAATTGGTACAGTTTGCGAATGGAAGGCTTAGCCAAATACAATATTTAGCGTAACCGTCCCAGCATTGCCACCCGTAAGATCCATCAATATCAAAGCCGTAGCCTAACACCTCATTTTGAAATAGTTGAATTTTATCCATTTTTAAAGCCCCTATTATTTTTTCCAAGCGTCGTTCGCTGTTTTTACAGCGGATTCAATAAATGTATTTAACTGATCATTGGTTAAATAAATGTTATAAGCTTCAAGGCCTTCAATAAGGCTTGTTTTAGCGTGTTCTAGCTTTTCAGCGCCGTGAATGTCCAATTTATCGGCTACTTGTTCGGTAGCCTGTACGGCGTTTTTAGCTAGGATTTCAGCGGTTTCAAGTGCTTTCTTCCCGCCACGGGTTAGAAGGTACTGTTTGACGGAATTAACCACAATACCAACTAACACTACTAGAATACTCATAGCCCCGCTTACAACAATATCAGTAATTTGATTCATTTCTTTTTCTCCTTTGTTTTTTTAATTAATTTTTTAGGTTCTTCTAGCCCTTCTTTGAGTTGAAATTTTTCGTGATCTATATTTTGTTTAACAAAATGATCAAGGCCCGGAATTTCTACGCCCAGCGCTGACAAACTAGCTAAAATACTAGACCCATAGGCCGCCATCATGGCCATTATAAAAGTGTCCACAATGGGTGCCAAATTCATATATAAGGCGAACGGGTACCCGATCGCCGTTATCAGGATCATAGCTGTATGACTGACTAAACCTTTCCGCCATTTACGGCTAGAAAAGTCGTGGTAAGCCCACGCCCTTGATACTCCTAAAACAATATCAAGGGCCACGATCAGCATTAAAGCGAAAACTATAAAATGTTCATCAATCCCGTGGGCGTAGAAGTCCTTAACCACCTCAAAAATTCCAAAAATTCCATCCGGTTCAATTACTTCCACAAGTCACCCTTATTCCTTTCCAACAAAAGGCCATGCTGTTGCTGTACCTAGTTCCAGCTTGCCACCTTTCATAAATTCGCTGATTGGTTCGCCATTATAGGTAAAAGCTTTTTGGGCCTGAATTAAAATCTTAATTCCTTCCCCGTCCACTTCTTCATGGCTAGGATCTTCCAATACAAATAAATCATCTGTTTGGAAAGTATCGCCGGTTTTAGCAATAGGCAAAAGGTCCATATACTGTTTATAGATAGTTCCATAAGTGATATTTTTGGACATTACAGCATTTAAAATTGAAACGTGTGTCAATTTAGCGTTGTTTTCAACTAGCTTATTAATGGTTTCAAGCTGTTCTTTCTGCGCCTGTACTTTTAAATCTCGTTCCTTAGCTTTGACTTTCAAGTTGTCAATTTCCTGTACGCTTTCAGACATTGCTTTTTCAGCGTATTCGGATTTAAAGTAAGCGTCTTTAGCAAGCTCGATCGCTTCAGTGTCCGGCTTATTCCGGTGATCCCCGGCCACTCGCTGGGTGAAGCTATCAAAGCCCCCACTAGTTGCATTTAAAGAGATATCTGTGTGTGTGATTTTTCCATCTTCATCATATACCGGGTATTTCCCTACTACTGCATAAGTTCGCATTATTCAGCTCCTTCTACTTTTAATTCATTGAGTTGGTTTTGAAGTTCTTCTTTTTCTTTCTGAAGGGCTTCAAAATCTGCCTGTAATTCATCTTTAACTTTCTGAAGGTCTTGTTTCTCGCCTTCAAGTGTTTGGGTATATTCACGGCATTTTTTTAGTTGCGCTTGAAGCGTCGCAATAATTACCGCTTTTTGCCCAATTTCTGAAGCTAGTTCAAAATGTACACTATTATAAAAATCTTCGTTCATTGATTTTCCTTTCTTAAATCCCCAGCTTATCAAAGTCCCTTAAAGAGTTAGCGACTGCATTTCTGATAGAACTGTGTAAAGCTACTTGCATTTGTGATCCGGCTTTAGGTACTGTAAAAGTATCTGTTACAAACCCAGCATTTACAAAATGCTGTAACGCTGTTCTTAAAGTTCGCAAAACTTGCCTTAACCATACGCCGTTATTTCCGTTGTTGATTAGTAGAAAATCGCCGGCTTGTATATTGGTGTTTCTTCCGTTTGTCCCGAACGGCGCTATAGTTGCGGTTCCCCACGTTGTCATTTTCCAGCCGTAAGGGTTGGAATTAGTGTTAGGGTCGTAATCGTAAGAGTGGGTGAAGTTAAACCGGTCCCCTACAAAGGTTACTTTATCGGCGTTGTCGTGGGCTTCCGTACCAACTCCCCGAATTGTGTCCACGACCATTCCGTTAAATCCACCGCGATTCCAATTGCGAAAAATATCATTATCACGACGATCCGCCCCAATAATGACTTTTGAATTAATACGGTGATAGCCATCTATACGGATATCATCATTCCTGAAGAAAACACCTTGACTTGACGCCCCCGGTTCTTCCCGATAAACGCCGGTATTATTATCATGAAAAGCTAAACGGCCATCATTCAGGTTAAACACGGTTTTATCATTAATGGCTGAAATCGTTTTTCCCCTCAACCAATCCACCAAGGCATATTCAATCTTAGCTTTAATAAATTCAGCGTTTAAACCGTTGATATTATTAACATTTAGATTGAAAATGTTAGCTTGTGAAGCGTCAATTTCCTTAATGTGGGCCGTGTCAATTTGGGCGTTTCCGATCATGGATTTTTTAATAACACCGTCTTTAATATAGGTTTTTTCTCCGATTGAAAGCAAACCTTCATTAATTTTTATTGAGCCGTCCGGGTTCAAATTTAATTGCCCCAGCACGTCCCCGGCGCTGCTTAGGTTCCGGACTGACCAGCTATTATTTAGCTGTGTTACTTGTGTCCGAACTGCTTCCACACCTTGCGCAATTTGAATTGCTTTAGCCTGTGCATTACTAGCTAGTTCTTTAGCTTCATCACTTGACTTATAGGCGTCGTCAAATTGACTTGGCTTGTAAGGGCCGGTTCTGCTTCCTCTTACTAAAATAGGTTCCTTAAATTCTACCCAGCCGTTTTTAACAAGGTAAATATAAAAAGGAAAATTACGATCTTCTCCGAAAAGAAAATCTTCCCTAACTGTGAAAGTTTGTTGAAATTCCTGCCACTCATTAAGTGGCGGTCTATTCTTGCCAATATCAGCGTTTAACAAAATCTTGTTTAATTTGTGATTTTTCACATTAAAGGCAAACGCATGATCCGGGTATTCTTTAAAGCGGTATTTGAAACCTAGGGTATAGGTTTCACCGCGATAAATTTTCTTGACATAGATAGGCAATGAAAAGCCGGTGAAGTTAAAACCGGTTAAACCTTGCGCCTTAATACTAAAAACTCCATCATTTAGGGTAACTTCTACGCCGTTTCTGCTTGCGTTAACAAGCGTATTAGTCGCCATAGTCATTGAATTAACAATCAGATTATTATCATCCGTTACATATTTTCCAACTTCCGTTTGAAAAATTTGATCATTCAAAACCATCCGGGAAATATTGCTAGCTATTTCACTCCCTACGGTACCAAAGGCCTGAACGAATACATCCGACGTCCGGACAAAATCACTATAAGCCCGCTTATTGTCTGAAAGCTCCCGCGTGATTGTCGCATACTGACCATCTAGCCCGTTCTTATAAGTCGCAAACTGTGATAATTGCCCATCTGTTTGGTTAAACTTCTGTTCAATCTCACTAATTTTTTCATTATAAGTATTTTTTGCAACGTAGTTTTTCCCAAATTCAGCACGTTCCCGGCTGATACCTTCAGCGGTTTTAGTTTCCAAAAAGCGGTTAAATTTTTCTGAAGTTGTGCCGTCCGGGTTAAAGTTTGTAGAAATCGTGTCTAATTTAGTCTTTAGGCCTTGCGCTGTTCTTTCAAATTCAGCTTGTGCCTGTGTTACTAAATATTCTTGATCTTCCGGGGCGGGTACCCAATCAGTTTCATTAGTTCCAGCGGAAACAATCAAATTTTTAATCTGTACGTTACCACTGCCTTCATCAAGGTTTAAATAAAACTCAATACTTTCAATATCTTCAGGGTTCCCCTTGGTGTAACCTTTCCAAATAAACGGCTCCGAATACTTCCCGGACTTCTCACCGGAAACATCAATGAATGGTTTACCTGTGGTAAGGTTATTCATTGCATAATCCCATTGCAATTGACCGTTTTTGTATCTTACTACCCGGTTAATTCGGAATCTCTTTACAGCGTCTTCAGCCTGATAATCAAAAGAAAGTCTTAACTTTTGATCTGTCCCCCAGCCGTGAGAATCTTTAGAAAACGTGTAAAGTTTTACAACATTACCAGCATTTACGGGGGTTTTGGTGCCTAAAACGTAGTTTCTTAAACCAATATTTGTTGTAAATTGTTCCTTCACCCCGTCAATCAGTTCAGTCACTTCCGCTTTGCTTGGTTTGCCGTCTAAATCTGCCTGAACCTTTGTTTTGAAAGTAGTTAGCTCATTTTGGGCCGTCTGGTTTTGCTGTTTGATCGTTTCAAGTTCACCTTTCGCTTGCTCCGCTATTTTTTTAGCGTCGTCCGCAAGCTTACCAAGCCCGGATTTATTCAAAGCGTCATTGATCTGTTGTTCGGTCTTTACGCTTTGTTGGTCCATAGCCTGTTTTAGCTCATTGAATTTCTGATCAATTTTTTCCCTTAGACTAACTTCATTGTAAGTCCTTAGAATTTCTTCCCAAACTTCCCCGGTCCAGCGTAACATGATTTTATGGCCTTCATGTTCCGGATCAGGTTTGTACCAAATATCATTAATCAATACTTTTTTAGGGTATTTTTTAACCGGATCTTCGGTACTATACCAATTCGTGTTATAACCGTCCGCCGTCTTGATAAAGTCCGGCAAGTTTTCAATAAAGCTATTAAATTCGTTATTGATAAATTCTTCTACGGCTTTATCAGCTACGGCCTGAACCTTGGAAGATGAACTTTCACCGATCTGATCCCCTAACTTGATATCACTAGACTGATTATTTAAACGGTTGAAAGTAATTTCAAAAATTCGTGTATCATAGTCTAGCTTCTTATCATGTCGGACTACCCGGATAGTGTCCCCGATCTTCACACCCCGTAAATAAACGCTTGAAGTTTTCAAGGTTAATTGTGGGCGGGCTGAATTAATCAAGGTTTGGTAAGTCAACTTAATCAATTCATTCGGGTCTTCTTCCTCATTAAAATCGGTAAACCCGATCTTAGGCCTCATGGTACCATCTGAATTTTTGATCCCGTAAACCTTAGTCATTTCCGGAATTTCTAGGTATTTTTGCCCTTTTGGTTTATCCAGCGGGTCCCCTTTAGCTTTGGACCAAACCACATCTTCGAAGGTGATTTTTCGGCCGTAACCGTCCCCACCTTTCCCGCTTTCTTCAGCGCTTGAAACCTGTTCGCCTTTTCCGCGTCCAATCAAGGCCGTGAAAATGTTGGTTCTTTCTACTTCCTTCAAAATTTCCAGCGCATTATGGCCATAGACTACCCGTTTCCCTACGGCTTCACCGATTTTCTTTTTAAAATCAATGTACCGGGCGCCTAGGCCGTTGCTGTTCATTTCAACAAAGAACTGCATTTCCAAGCCCCAAACCTTACAGATTTTTTTCAGGGCGTCAAAGACTGAAGTATAGTAGAAATTCGTGCTGTGGTTTGTGGTGTCAGCAACAAAACGGGCCTGCCAATTCGTACCCTGTAAGAGTTCATTAATTACCGGTTTAGCTGGTGTATTTTTAGGGCGTTTATCAAATACCGGGGTTTTTCGTAGTTCTTCTATACCGGATTGAACACCGGTAAACGTGGAAATTTCCCCTTTAGTTGATTTTTGGGCGATATAAAAATAATGAAAAAGGTGTGTATCTTCCATTGATTGAATGGCCATATACTCCACCTTTTCAAATTCATCATCATTTAACGCCTTCATTTCAACCGTCAAGCGATCAGAAACGTAGTTTTCGGTAGTAAGTGCGTATTTCTGAAGTGCTGACTTGATAGCGTTTCTTCTCACTACTTTGATAAGCTGTTCTTCTTTATCAAATAAATAAATCACGCTCTTTCATCCCTCCAAACTACTTTTTTTACTACTGCATTTACTGCGGTGATTGTGTCACCGTCCCGTACTTTAAACAATTCCAGCGGACTGAATCGGTCTAATTCACTCAAAATATTCCGATTTCCATAAGTTGCCCGAACTTCATCCGGATCAAAAGAAATTACAATATCTTGACCGGGCGCATAGCTCCCCGAAAAAGAAATAATTTTAGACCCGTTCACAATCTGCACCCGGTCAGTGGTTTTTGACGGTGTGACTGTGATTGATTCCGGCAAGACTTCCACGGCGTCAATAAGGGAAATAGGCCCTGTTGAAGTTTGGGGCTGTTTCTTCTTATATCCATCCGGAATTAGTAAACTAAACTTACTAACTATACTTAGATTGGTTTCTTCAAAGCTATCTGCTCCGTTGAAATAACCATAGTAAATATATTCCGGTTCATCCTTAAAAGTAATTTCAAGGAACCCGCTTTGGGCGTGTGTCCTTAAAATTTTATTTAGTTTAGCGAACTTGTCCCGCATTTGGGCGCTGGTGTCCGCTTTAAGCTGGTATTTGATTTCTAGGGTGCGTTCTTCATCCTCATAATCATCCACCCAAACACCGCGCCGGCCTGTAATGTTTGTAGTTGAAACATTCCGGCCCAATAGGCCACGGCCTGAAACTGTTAAATGGCGGTACCCCTCAATTAAATTATTGAGGGGCTGACCGTTAATAATTAGATTGTCGCTAGGCTCTAAAGCTGTAACGGCTTGATCTAATTTCTTCAGATTAGCGTAGTTATACATACTTCATCACCCTTTCTAATAACTATCTAAAATTAATTCCATTTCTTGTTCATTTGTAATATCGTTTGTAAAGGCTCTATAAGCTGTATTACCAAGTTTTAGGGTAATATCTGCCGGCTGTTGTCCGACTGTCAGGCTACCACCTTCAAAGTTAACGTTTGGATCATAAGCGGTAAGGCTTCCTAGCGCTCCATCCACGGAACTTAATTCATCTTGGAATGTTCCTGATAGGTCCTTATCAGTAAAGGCATTAATAGCGCCTTGCGCCATGTTTCCTACTGATTTCGCTACTTGTTCAGCCTTGCTGTCAACACCAAGTATAAAACCTTGGTCAGTATATACCCCGAATTTCCGGAATAAACGTGAAGGTGATTTAATACCTAGCAAACCTTTGGCCCAATCAATAGCGTCACCGATCACACCACCGACGGCATCAATTAGTTTTTTAGCGCAATTTTTAACACCGTCAACAAATCCCATTATAAGATCTTTACCAACGTCAATGGCTTTACCTGCAAAATCTTTAGCGCCTGAAATAGCGTCTGAAAATGCTGTTTTTACCTTTTCAACAATCTTTCCGCCCGCTTCAGCTACCGCATTTACTGCGTCGTTCCATCCCTTTTGAATAGAACTGAAAATGTCATTCATAAATCCGGTAATTGAAGAAACTATATCATTCCACACGCTAGAAATTCTTGAAGAAATTTCACTCATTGTATTAGAAACGAATGAAGTTATATTATTCCAAATTTCTGAAATAGTGCTGTAAATATTGTTCATTGTGTCGGAAAGAAAGCTTTTAATACCTTCCCAAATTTCTATAGCTTTATCTTTTACCGCTGTCCAAATATTATTCCATGTTTCTGAAATCGTATTTAGTACATTCTGAATAGTTTGCCAAACTTCATTAATGAAAGTTGAAACTGTGCCAGAAATAGCGGTCCAAGTATTACTTAAAAAATCAGAAATAGTGGTCCAAACAGTATTCCAAGTTTCTGAAATAAATGTAAGAACATTATTGATAGTGTCGCTTACGAACTGAATTGAAGTGCTAACAAGATTACAAATAAATTCCCAAATAGGGCTGACAACCGCCATTATAGTATTCCAAATTGTGGTCCAAATTTGGTTAAGAAGTTCTAACCCCGTTTGAATAATTTGGGTAAGGCCTTCAATAGCAATTCCTATCGCTGTTTTAATACCTTCCCAAATCGTCAAGGCAATATTTTGGATAGTTTCCCACGCCCCGGACCAATCGCCGTTAATGATCTGCATTACTAATTTGATAATTTCAAGAATTACATTCAATCCGGTTTCAACTA